GTTCCTGCTGATGATCTAGTCGTACCCTATACAGCAACTTCTTTAGATGATTGCGAATCACTTATTCATATGATTCGTATGACTGAAAATGATTTAAGAAAACAACAAGTGGGTGGCTTTTATAGAGATTTAGAATTAAACCCATCTTACTTACAAGAATCAGAATTAGAAAAAAGAGAAAGACAACTTGAAGGAACGACGCGTGGTCGAGATGATCGTATGTATACGATCCTGGAATGCCATGTGAACTTAGATCTAGAAGGTCTTGAAGATAAAGGCCAAGATGGACAACCTACAGGAATTAAATTGCCTTATGTCGTGACGTTAGAAGAAGGCACAAGAAAAATATTATCGATTCGAAGAAACTATGAAATGAATGATCCTAAAAAAGATAAAATTGATTATTTTGTTCATTTTAAATTTCTACCGGGCTTAGGCTTTTATGGCTTTGGTCTGATTCACATGATTGGTGGATTATCAAGAACAGCAACCGCTGCACTAAGACAACTCTTAGATGCCGGCACCTTATCAAATTTACCCGCAGGATTTAAAATGCGTGGAATTAAAATGAGAGACGAAGCACAAGCCATTCAACCTGGAGAATTCAGGGATGTGGACGCACCGGGAGGCAATCTAAGAGATGCTTTCATGCCGCTTCCGTTTAAAGAACCTTCTCAAACCCTATTACAACTTATGGGAGTCGTGGTACAAGCAGGACAAAGATTCGCATCCATTGCGGACCTGCAAGTGGGTGATGGGAATCAACAAGCAGCTGTGGGCACGACTGTAGCCTTGTTAGAAAGAGGTTCACGAACGATGTCAGCGATTCATAAAAGATTGTATGCTGCCATGAAAAAAGAATTTAATTTACTCTCAAGAGTATTCAAACTTTATCTACCCCCTGTATATCCATACGATGTTGTTGGAGGCCAAAAACAAATTATGAAAATGGACTTTGACGATCGTGTAGATATTCTGCCTGTTGCAGATCCAAACATTTTCTCTCAAACTCAGCGTATCTCCCTTGCGCAAACGGAACTGCAATTGGCATCTTCAAATCCAAAGATGCATAATCAGTATGAGGTGTATCGAAATATGTACGAAGCACTGGGTGTTAAGGATATTGACTTAATTTTAAAAAAACCACCGGCACCGATGCCAAAAGATCCGGCACTCGAACATATTGATGCTTTGGCGGGAATGCCTTTCAGGGCTTATCCTGGTCAGGATCACCGTGCACATATTACCGCGCATTTAAACTTTCTGGCAACCAACTTGGTAAGAAATGCACCGATGATGACCGCGGCAATCGAAAAGAATTGCTTGGAGCACATTCGCTGATGGCACAAGAACAAATTGAATTGGAATTTAGGGATGAAATGCAACAGATGCAGCAAATGCAAATGCAAGCACAGCAAAATCCGCAAATGCAACAACAAAATCCGCAAATGCAACAACAAATGCAGCAGACGCAACAAAAAATTGAAGCAAGAAAAGCTGTACTGATTGCTGAAATGATGGAAGATTTTATGAAGGAAGAGAAGAAAATTACTTCTCAATTTGACCATGACCCAATTGCTAAGTTAAGATCAAGAGAACTGGATATCAGAGCTCTTGACAATGAAGCAAAACGAAGAGATGCTGAACAAAAACTTAATTTGGAAAACATGAAGGCGATGATGAATCAAAATGTTCAGGATGAAAAACTTGAACAGAACGAAGAATTGGCAGAACTTCGAGCAGATACATCCATTGAAAAACAGGAAATGGCGAATGCGAATAGAATAAAAATTGCTAAAATGAAACCAAAAGGAGGACAATCATGACAAGAGGAGTAGGATATGCACCACTTGGAAAATCGAAAACGATTCCTTCACCGGATGTAAATAGAAATAATAAACCGGTGAAAACAAGCGGCGATAAAAAAGATAGAAACGCTGTTACAGGAACTCGTGCTGCTCGACCACAAAAACCAGTAACCTGGACATAATATGTGGTTTGGATTAGCAAAAATGGCGCTTCAGGCGGGAGGCAAGATATATGCCAATCGTCAGAGGACAAAAATAGCCATGTCGGATGCACAACTCATGCATGCACAGAGGATGGCCTCTGGTGAGGAATCTTACCAGGGCAAACTTTTAGAAGCTCGGCAAAACGACTACAAGGACGAAATCGTCCTTTGCATTCTCACGCTCCCGATAATTGTGCTCGCATATGGGGTCTGGTCGAACGATCCGGGCGCTATGGACAAGATAAACATCTTTTTTGAGCATTTTTCGAATCTGCCAAAATGGTTTACCAATTTATGGATTTTAGTTTGTGCTAGTATTTTTGGTATCAAGGGTACACAGATTTTTAGAAACGGTGGTAAAAAATAGTGACTAGTAAATGGACTGAATTATTTAGAGATCTTGGCAAAAAGGGAGGAAAAACTAAAGATTTTAAAGATTTATATTTTAAAATGAAATCTAGAGCCGTTCCTATTGATCCAGATCGATATGCAACTTTTGAATTACAAAAAACATTAGGAAGATTAGAAGAAAAGAAAGGTGGGCTTGTAAGAAAGGGCAGACCTAGATTAACTAAAAAAGGATGGAAATAATGGACCCTTTAGTTATCGTTGCTAAATTACAAAAAATTTTAAGAGACAATCTTCAACGTGTTGGTGACACTATGATTAGTGGAGGTGTTGACAACTACGAAAAATATCAATATATGTTAGGACAAGCGCGTACATACCAGTACATGCTACAGGAAATCTCTAACCTGCTTAAGGAGAAGGAGCAAAAAGATGAACAAGGAAACATTATCAACATCACCGGAAAGCCCAAAGCATAAACTCGCCTTAGAGGAAAAATATAAAGAAGAAACGGAAAAATTACCAAAACCAACAGGTTGGCGTATTTTAGTTCTACCTTTTAAAATGAAGGAAAAGACAAAAGGTGGGGTTATTATAGCTGATACAAGTCTGGAAAGACAGCAACTTGCCGCACAATGCGCAAATGTATTGGCTGTAGGTCCTGATGCTTATAGGGATAAAGACAGATATCCACAAGGTCCGTGGTGCAAAGTGGGAGATTGGATAGTCTTTGCACGTTATGCAGGATCAAGGATAAAAATAGAAGGTGGGGAAGTTCGTCTATTAAATGACGATGAAATTTTAGCAACCATCAAGAATCCAGAGGATCTCTTGCATGAATTTTAACCATAGGAGGAACTATGCCAGATGAAGTAAAAAAATCTGAAACAAAAGAAGAAAAGAAGGAAAATATGGTGGATATAGATACTTCAGGACCGGGAGCCGAAGTTGATCTACCAGAAGATAAGACTAAAGAAGAAAAACCAGAAATAGAGGTACAAGATGAAAAAACTACTGAAGACAGTTCTAAGTCCGATGACGCAGTTGAGAAATCTGACGAGCAGTTGGATGTTCGAGATAGCAAGGACGATAAAGAGCCAGTACAAGAGAAAAAGGAAGAAGTAAAAAAAGAAAAAGAACTCGAAGAGTATAGCGAAGGCGTTAAAAGACGTATTGCTAAACTTACGAAAAAAATGCGTGAAGCGGAAAGACAAAGAGAAGCCGCTTTAACGTATGCTAAAAAAGTTCAGGAAGAACAGACTTTTTTAAAAGATCGATTGACTAAATTAGACACGGGATTTGTGTCTGAAATGGAGGGTCGAATTAGCTCTAGTTTAGATGCAGCACAAACGAAACTTCGTACTGCTAGAGAAGCTGGGGACATTGAGGCTGAAGTTAAGGCTCAAAAAGATATTGCACGTTTGGGTTATGAAGAAGCAAGATTAGACGAAATCAAATCTAAACAGGTAGTAAGAGGTAAGGAAGACAGCAGGGAAGTTAAACAACAAACAATTACTCAACAAGAGCAACCATTACCAGCACCCGATCCAAAAGCAGAAGAATGGGCAAGTAAAAACACTTGGTTTGGCACAGATAATGCCATGACCTATACGGCTTTTGATCTACATAAGAAACTGGTAGAGGAAGAAGGGTATGATCCAAAAAGTGAGGAATATTATTCTGAAATTAATAAAAGAATAAGAGTTGCATTTCCGCAAAAATTTGGTAATACTAGTACACAAGAAACGATTAAACCTGTGCAGAATGTAGCTTCGGCTAAAAGAAGCAACAGGGGAGCTAGTCGCAAAACTGTGAAACTCACATCGTCACAAGTAGCAATTGCTAAAAAATTAGGTGTGCCACTTGAAGAGTATGCGAAACATTTAAACGTGAAGGAATAGGCATATGAAAATAGAAGATAAAAAAACTCCACACGCGTCCATCACTAGAGAAAAAACTTCTAGGAAAAAAGAATGGACTCAACCCTCATCTCTGGATGCACCCCCTGCGCCCGACGGGTACAGGCATAAGTGGATAAGAGCAGAAACTATGGGCTTTGACGATACAAAGAACATGGCTGCTAAAATTAGATCAGGATACGAGCTCGTAAGAGCTGATGAATATCCAGGATTTGAATATCCAACTATGACCGAAGGAAAATACAAGGGGATCATTGGAGTTGGCGGCCTTTTGCTGGCAAGGATACCAGAAGAGATCGCAAAATCTCGTGCTGAATATTTCGATAGAATGACTCAGGACGCAGATGACGCAATAAAAACGATCTTTTGAAGGAACAGCACCCAAGTATGCCGATCGATAGTGATCGACAGACTCGTGTAACCTTCGGTGGTAACAAGAAGAACTAATTTTTAGTAATTCCTAAACCAACGAATTTTAATTAATCGTAGACTACTGATAGTAGTTTACAAAAGGAACAAATATGGCAAATCAAGATGCAGCTTTTGGTTTTAGACCTACGAGATCACTTGTAGGTGGACAAATCAGAACTGAAGAGTACAAAATAGCCAACAACTACGATACAGCCGTTTATACTGGTCAAGTAGTTGAAGCGCAGGCAGCAGGTGGTATTGAAGCAGCAGCGGCAGGAGACACACTAGTATTAGGTGTTTTCGGTGGCGTGTTTTATACTGACCCAACAACAAGTAAACCAACATGGAAAGCATACTATCCAGCTAGCACAGCAGCAGCTGATATAGTTGCTTCCGTATATGTCGATCCAGAAATCGTATATGAAGCACAACATTCTGGTACAGGAACAGCAGCGATGAATAATTCAGGAATGGATTTTGCAGGGGTATCGGGTTCTACCGTTACCGGTCAATCAACTTCTGAGTTAGACACGTCTGATTCTGGAGTAGGTGGTAACTTCAAACAAATCGGAATCTCAGTAGATCCCGATAACAGCGATACGAGTTCAGCTAATGCCAACGCTTATTGCGTTGCCAATACTGGTCTTCATATCTTTAAACTAACAACAGCCGTATAATAGGAGTATATAGACAATGGCAATATCACGAGCACAGCTAGTTAAAGAACTAGAACCTGGTCTAAATGCACTATTTGGGCTGGAATACAAAAACTATGCTAACGAACACTCACAAATTTTCGATACAGAAAATTCAGACAGAGCTTTTGAAGAAGAAGTTATGTTATCTGGATTCGGAAATGCGGGTGTAAAACCTGAAGGTTCAAGTGTTAACTACGACGCAGCAACTGAAACTTTCACGGCTCGTTATACGCATGAAACACTTGCTTTAGCGTTTTCAATTACTGAAGAAGCGATTGAAGACAACTTGTATGACAGACTCGCGTCTCGTTATACAAAAGCACTAGCACGTTCAATGGCTAATGCTAAACAAGTTAAAGCAGCAAACGTTCTCAATAGAGCGTTTAACAGTTCATACACTGGCGGAGATGGTTTAGAACTTTGTTCAACAGCACACGTAATTGTGTCTGGTACAGAACAAAATGAACTATCAACTGCAGCAGACTTAAACGAAACTTCATTAGAGCAAGCAATGATTGACATTGCTGCGCTAACTGATGAAAGAGGTTTAAAAATTGCAGCTCAAGGAAGAAAAATGGTTGTTCCTTCGGCGCTACAATTTACTGCTGAAAGATTATTAAAATCTGTCGGTAGAACTGGAACAGCTGATAATGACATCAGTGCTGTTGTATCTATGAATGTGATTCCACAAGGTTATGTGGTTAATCACTATTTAACAGATACAGACGCATGGTTCATTAAAACAGATGTTCCTAACGGACTAAAACACTTTGTTAGAGCACCAATCAAAACCGCTATGGAAGGCGATTTTGAAACTGGTAACGTTAGATACAAAGCTAGAGAAAGATACAGCTTCGGCTGGTCTGACTGGCGTGGTGTCTTCGGATCACCAGGTGCGTAATAAATAATTAAGGAATGAGGCGGCCTCAAAACCGCCTCATTTCGACTATAAAGTAAGAAATTCACTATGAAAAACTTCAGAATTCAAATCCGATATTGTGGCTATAGCGCTGACTTTAACGTCACGTGTGAAGATACCCCTCAAGGTATTGAAAAAGCAATCCTTGACAAACTAGGAAAAAATGAGGTAAAGTTCGAAAAAAATGGATTTACCAGTAAAACTGGTAAATGGATAACCTATGAGGAGGTTATAGATGACCGAAGACCTATACAAACAAAAGAGGTCCTTGGAGTTAGGGTGGCAGTATGAGTATAATCAACATGGAAAATATACTCTTAATATGGTCGAAATTGATGAGAAAATTAAAAGTATCATCACTCAGATCAAAGCCGAAGAGTTTAAAATTGCTGATAGAGAAAACAAAATCAGAGATTCAGCTGCCCAAGTTTCTGTGGCAACTTAGATAAACGCCACATCGCTGAAATCGTACTTTTATGCAGGGATCTCTTGCACTCTACTCAAATTTCATATATATTTTATTCACTATACAAATTTTAAAAAATATTAAATGTAGAC